CGAAGATGACGCTTCAGAAATGTCTACAGGAGCAGCGGGGTTAGAGGGTAACGAAGTTATTTTACCATCTGCACTTAAATCTGTGACGTTTGATAATGCTTGAAAAAACTTTTTACAAGAAGTCGCACTAGGAGTTGTTAATTCTATATTTAGAGATTCTATAGTCTCTCTTTGGAAATCTGTTATAGTGACTGCGGATTGTCTTGCGCTTGCTACTTCAGTAATAGCTATAGCAGTATTATCTAGATATATTCCTTGTAGAATTTCTAAACTATCTACTACTTGTCCATGAGAATTAACTAACCCCTCAATGGGTCCATCGCTTATTAAATCTAGAGTTTCAGCGTAACTATAAGATGCACCATATTGTAGTTCCCCCATTACTGGGGGTTTGTAAATTGGGGGTTTTGCTTTTTGGCTCTTTCCGCCTCCAGCTATACCTATTTTTTTTAAGATATGGTTCATTACGTTCTATTTCCTACAAAATCAGATCTATCTTGTTCTTTTATTTCCCAGCCATCAAAGGTTCTTTCAGGTCTGTTCATTAGTTTTGTACGATCCATCACTGTTTGAGGATCTTGGTTTTGAGGGTAAGATTTTATACTTGCCTGAACAACTTGTGATCCGACCTTTAAACGTCCATACCCTAAAGGCACTGGGGAACCTTGGCTGGCAGTATTAACATTATTGGAAAATATTAATGAGCTTTTGGACCCATCGGCTTCAATTTCTAATGCTTCGTTTTCAGGTTTTGGCGCTAAAGCGTAACTTATAGCTGCAAAAATTAGCGCTTTCGCTATAGTGGCTATTAATCCTCCACCAGCTAGCAATGAAAAAATACCTCCAATAAATGCACCGCTTCCTGATATGGCTGGGACTATATCTATAGTTTCTGGATTTTTCATATTCTCCATGTCTGGTCCATGAGTGATTCTTTGCTTATTAATTATTATATCATAGCAAAATCCATCTCTTTGTAATTTTATCAATCTTCTAATAAACCCGCTTTTATTACAATCGATAGCTTCCAAAATATCTTTTGGATTAGATATGTTGAATTTGAATGATTTCCCATACTCCTGAGCTAGAATTCCATGTATATTTACTATTGTCATTGTGCAGCCTTTACCCTTTCTAATATATTTACATCAGATTCTATATTTTTGGGCGTATAAATGTTTATTTTTTTAGTATTTAAGCTGTATATCAGGAATGCTTGGCAACAATTATCAGCCATTTTCACATCAAATTCAGATTCTGTCTCGTCACCTGTGATGTGGCTATGGAAAACAGCGATCATATCATACTTTTCTTTAAAAAGCAGATAGCTCAAAGGATTTATTAAAAAGTAAGATTTAGGGTCTTTAGCTATATTCTTTTCTAATTGAACTACGAATTCGTCTTGGCTATTATCGTATCCTAAGAAACCACATACCTCTTGAGTAAAATATCTATTTGATATTTCTTTTATTTTGTGGAGAGCAGAGGCTTCTCCTTTACATCTGTGAATCTCTTCCATAACTAAATCCGTCAGTTCCTGGAAACCCTCCAAAACGTGGGTTTCTTGTGGTTGGGTTTTCGTAAAAATCTAATGGAGCCACTTTATAATCTTGAGTTATCCCTTTAAAATCCCCGCTTCCTGTGAGATGAATAGCCCCTGTATGGATATCTAACATCGCATTAGTGGTTGTGCCGCCGATATGTCCTGTAGTTCCATCCCACCATGCTACCAAACTATGAGATCCATAAGACAGAGTCCCATCTCCGCTACCAGTTAATGTGCCGAATCTACCAGCGCATTCGTAATAATTTCTAGGGGCTTCAGTTATAGAGTTAGTCACATTAAACGGTTCGCTAATAGGTTTCCGCAAGAACTCTCTTTCCTCGTCATTGATAGCTCTGTTCCAAACGGCCCAAGGGCCAAGAGCGCCATTCATTGAAGCAGTATAAGCGGCTGTTTGCGGCGAATTATAACCAGAAGTCCCTCCGTAATATTCAACCGCACCGAGCATAAAAGTCTGTGGTAATGCTTTTTCAGAATTTTCAGCCCAAGTCATATTTTTTCTTTTAAACAAGCTGGCGAAATTACCTTGATTGCTACTTAGATTTTCACCTTCTCCAAGAATAGGATGTCCATTTACATAAAATTTTATAACAGTATCCTCTTTTTCGCCCTCTCCGTTTATGAACTCCGCATTACCAGTGCTATTAGTGATTATGTATTGTTGCCATTCTCTAGAATCCATGTTGTTTCTCTGCGCCTCATTGAGAAAGATGCTTTGGAATGAGTTTTTATCTGCTGATTCATCATTAGAATCTATTTTATATCCCATATAATTAGCTGAGATATTATTAGTTCCTTGTTGTGCGGCCTTGGTAATCATCGTCTCAACGAATTGGTCTGTACCTTGTCGGAATTCAGGATTAATTCTAGTATCAGAGTTGATATTTAGAAATTGGTTGTTTGGCCAATTTAGGTCGTCTCTAGGGGAAGTGCTTAAAATTCCAGCTGCTCTTGGGCTGTTGGAGTTTATATTAACCCAACCCATGATAGTAAACTCACCAGTTAGTTGTCCTGTCAACTCAGGTACAGTTGTATGAAATAGACCTGTATTAGATGGTATTAAAGTATTATCTCGGCTTGTCCCACCAGAAATCTGTATAGCGTTAAAGCCGCTTTCTACGTTTTGACTCTGTCTAAAAGCTATTGCTGCGGCTTGGCTTTCACCGTATCCCTGTTTTATTTGTGGAAACCTTTTTTGACATGTTGATAATCTTTTTGTGCATCCATCTTTTTGCCAATAACTAGGATTTCCTTCGGGGATTTGGCCTTTATGTCCTCCAGATACACATACAAAAACTGTTTTTAAAGGAGTCCCTGCGCCATTTGGGTTTTCGCTGGCTAAAAATATAGTAGGGCTTTCTGTAACTACTATATCTCCCCTTTCGTATTCTTTAGAAGGGTTCCATATTGCAGATTGATCATTAAAAAACCAAACAGGAGAATCGAATGGCGCTTTGTATTTGGGGGTTACTGCTTTACCGTCTACATCTTCAAAAGGCGAGCCGTCTGCTTGTTCGATTGGTAAACCCGCATATCTACAACCTTCACCTCTGTATTGCCAATAGCAGAATTTAGAAATAATGCTTCTTGAATTAACGCTAAAATTTTCTAAATCCAAAGGGGAGGCTAATTCAAATTCCACAAACAACTTAGACTCTTGAGTTTTTCTACCCATCAACCATATCTCGCTGGTTAGTTCTGCGTTAGGGTCTGCCTCTCCGAAAGGATTACCACCTTCAAAGTTGATATCATCTATAAATTTTACAGATACACGTTTTCTTACGATTTTTGCGTTTTTAAAGTCTTTGTAAGTCTGCAAAAACTGTGTTATAATATTATTTTGATTAGCTACGCGAATCTTAGGTCTAGCTAATGTGCCATCCCCTAAAATATCAAAACCTTCACTTTCTACAGATAACGGTAGGTATTTAAATCCTTGCCAAACTATTGATTCAGAATAAATAGCCCCCCCATGAAATCCCATAAATAAATTGGGTTGGTTAACTGCGTCTGGATAAATCCTAAATATTTCAAGTATAGCGGTTGGTTGTAGATCTAATAAACTACGTGCTACCTTGTTTTTTCCTTCTTCCGCCATAATGTAATTTACACTTCATTAGTATATAATATTAAAAAGAAGTGAAAATTACACATCTAAAAGGCTACTCTAAGGATTTAGAGATTGAGTTCTACAATTTTTTTTTAAGTTCTAAGCCCTATGATTTAGATCATATAAAATCCTCTTGTTTGAGGAGAAAGAAAATAGAAACTTTATTTGCTACTTATTGTAGAACTTCCGAAGTTTATACTGTCGAAGAGGATTCTAAATTTAAAGCGGCGGCTTTCTTTTTAGATGCTGGAGATTATTTAGATTTAGCATTTATATTTGGTGTGAGCAAATACTTTGGGAGTTCAAACCTGATGGCTACAGCAAGGAGTTTTTTAGATCATGCAATGGAAACTCTGGGTAAAAATTACGTCAAGAGTGAAATAAGAAGGAAGTATAAAGTCGAATCCTATAAAAAATGGATTGAAAGGTATGATAAAAAAGTCATAATATTTAATGACGATAATAATACAGTCGTTTGGTGTAATAGAGATATAATGACAATAAAATTTAAAGTGATAGGCGTGAATAATACTACTTCTCATTTGATGGGTAAAGATCTTCTGTT